GGGAGAGTAATCATCAGGCCGGGACCGACCACTAAGGCAGCAGCCTGAGGAGAGTAACAAAAATGGATTCAATCAAAAACCCAAGGCTACGGACCTATATGAGGCTGCTCTCTGCAGGTCCTGAAGAGACAAAACAGATTGTCAATCGGATTCCCCGCGAACTCACGGCATGGCATGGAGGAGAGGTAAAGAGGGTGCGTGAGCTCCTGACATCGACCTCAATCGCAGGAACCAGCCTGATTCAGACCGAAATGTATAATACCGTGATGCAGGGAGCATCAAAGGCGGTATGTTTCCGAAACGCGGTAAAGACCATCCCGATGTCTACAAGCACGATCAAGATCCCGATCAGAAAGGCACGCGGGTACGCCAGAAAGGTCCCAGAGTTCGGAGAGATCCTGATCGCCTCTGGTGACTTCACATCTGTCGAAATTACGGCAGACAAGGTGGGAGAACGCCCTCTCATCTCACAGGAGATGATTGATGACTCGCAGTATGCCGTCATGGAAATGGAGATCATGGGGGTTGGTGAGATGGTAGAGAACACTATCAACCAGGATGGACTCTCACAGTGGCTAAACAAAGCCGGGCAGACCCATGACTGTGCAGGATCCAACCTCGGTCGTCTCGGGGTGAGTGGTGCAGTGACCAAAATCACGAAAGCGGGATACATTCCTGACACTATCATCATGTCGCCTGAGTTCGAAGGTGTGATCAGAGACGAGATCCTCCTCCCGACAAACGCGAACAATCCAACTGCGGGAAGTGTGATGTCTACCGGAAAGGTTGCATCCATGCTAGGACTCGACTGGTACATGTGCAACGTGACGCCAGACACAAATGTCACAAACAAGACCTGGGGGTATGCATCCAACGACCAGATCGGAGCAGTTGTGTTTGACTCGACCAGGTTCGGACTCCGCGGCTCTCGAAAGGACACCACTATCACACAGTTCGCAGATGTGATCAGGGACATGAAGGGTGCAACCGTCGTCAATCGGTTTGGATACGGAATTCCAACCGAAAACCTAAATGCAGCCTGCCTTGTGATGTACTGAGGTTGAAATGATAACGTCCGATACACACCCATGGATGACAGAAAAATATCTTGCCGAACAGCGCAGGATTGAGTCATTGAAGGCGGTGCAGGGCGTTATATCAACTCATCCTTTTGACTCACGGACAGCGCCGAGACGGATCAGTGCAGCCATGCTCCCGGAGAGATCAGGATAATGTACACGACATATGCAGAGGTGTTAGCGCTTTCAGGCACTGCACTCCCGCAGGCAACTGTAGAGAGTATGATCGCTGCAGCAGACCGGGACGTAAACACATATTGCGCAGCGCAGGGTGTGTCTGTAGATGCAACTAACTCAGCGATCGTGTCCGCATCTATTAACTACACCATGGCGTACATCCTCACGCGCGGGCGCATGGACGGGACCCGGGAAGTAACATCACTCGATTATACCGACAAGACGCCCATCGACAATGCCATCAAAACATATCGCGACACTGCAGACGAACTACTGCAGCGCTACTGTAAGGCTGCCGCATCTGTGGGTACATCACGTGGTTTATTTTCCGGGGGGATTGTAAACCAGTGACATACCCTGCAGGTCTCTTGATTCACCTGGCAAACCTCGAGACCGGAGAGACCCTGGGGGCTGCAGATGCATATGGGGTGAAGGCCACAACGAAGACATATACCCAGATATCCTGCAGGTTTGGGTTTCCTAAGGTGACTTATCCACAAGGAGAGTCAGGTGATAGAGTGGTGCGTGATCCTTCGTGCATCGTGCCTGCAACGACCACAGTCGCAGCGGGAAAGATTATCATTGGATTGACATCTCCATACGCTCAAACATACCGCGTGCAAACTGTAAGACCTGCGATGTGTGGCCCTGTTGGTTCGGTTGTGTCTCATCTTGTGCTCGAACTGGAGGCTGTGACGTGAGCTCAGAAGCCGTTAAGATCGAGGGTATGGATCAACTAGTTGCCAAACTAAAGAAACTCGGCATGGTTACGGCCGACCTAAAGGACGATGCTGTACGGACAATGACAATGGTGAGGAATGCTGCTAGGAGGCATGCACCAGGAGACGGGGCGCTTAAACGTAACATCATTGTCAAAGACATGACTGAAGGCGATGACCTGCAGGTGGGATGCGGGATTTTTGCCGAGTCTGCGATCAACTATGCGGTATATGTCGAGTATGGGACAGGCATCTATGCTGAGAACGGGCAAGGAAGAAAGGATCCTTGGATTGCCCCGATCATTACCGATGATGAAGGGCTCATCTTTCGGTGGACTGAAGGTATGCATCCACAGCCGTTTATGAGACCTGCATGGGACGAAGAGAAGGGAAACGTAGAGAAGGAATTTCGTAAAGCAATCACAAAGCGGGTGACATCGGTATGATAACCGCCATGGTGCAATCAGTGCTTAATGCTGATACTGGTGTTGCGGCTCTCGTTGGGGATCGCGTGTATGTCGATGCTCTCCCTGTGGGTGTCACTCTCCCGGCGATATCAGTCCATCCTATTAGCGATCCTCCCGATCCCAATGCGTCAAACGGGGGAACTGCGAGAGTGCAGGCATCGTGCTGGTCAAACCCCCCATTGTCTAACGGATCTAGGTCTCCTGCTGAAGTGGAATCCGTGGCCGCTGCGGTAAAAGTGGTATTGCACAAACCTAAGTTTAACAACACAGCGGTTAGGTGGACAGTTGGATCTGTATCGTATGATATTGTGTCGCGGACTGTCACCGGAGGGGTAAGACTCATCGACCCTATAACCGACTGGTATCATAAACCGGTTGACGTGCTAATTCAGTATAACAAGGTGTAAAAACATGGCAGATGTTGACACCTCTGACCTCAACAGAGGCCCGGAGGTAAAATGGTATGCCGGTGGAGTAAAAGCGCAGGAGACTATTACTGTAGACTCTTCTGACGTTTCCGCTGGAGGGTTCGCAATTGCAAAGACGGCTGACTATGGATTGTTAATTCTGGTCAAAAACAACGTCCAGATTGCCTATACAGGATTCAAAGCAGACGGTTCAACCCCTGCAACCGAGGCGGATGGAATCGACTTTGTCAAGTATACCGGAATTACATCCGGGGATGTTGTAGATCTCTACTACATCGACGTTGACACTTCCGGGCTGACTCATATTGCCTCTGCACAGGACTTCAAGAGTTCAAGCAAGGCAGACTCTTCAAAGGTGAGCGTTCACGGGCAGCCAAACAAGATCACGGTCATAGGGAGTACAGAGCACTCAGGATCGTTCTCTCAGCTCATGATGACTTCTGAGCTCAAGAGTATGTTTGTGGGCGCGAGAACCACAGGTCCAAAATCAACGGAACATACATGGTCAAACAAGGTAACCGGGTTTAAGACCATTGGGGTTCTCGTTGGTAAAAAACTCAACTCGTCTGGAGAAGTTATCCACAAATGGGGTCTCTGCGGTGTTTCTTTCAACGGTCTTGATCAGGACTTTCCCAAAGATGGAGAGTACACCGATTCATTCAATGTCGACATAGACTTCCTGATTGAGTGGGAAAAAGAATAAGATGGCCATAAAACAGACCGACAACCCCTCTATTTCTGAGAAGCATCAGAAGACAGTGAAAGAGGAGGAGAAAAAGAAGGACGAGTTTTCGTCTCTTGCATCTCGTCTGATGCAGCGGGCTCACGACATCACGTTCACGGTCCCGCTCGATGATGGACTTGAGATCGAGATCTATCAACCAACCGACTCAGAGCTCATCGATCTGATAAAACTTCAGGCTGACGTGTATTCACTTGGAAAATCTGCAAAGGGAAAAGTATCTGACGATTTTGTATTTGATGGCGTTCGTCTGATCTCTGATGGGTATGCGAAGGTTGCCACTCTGCTCGGGAAACTGTGCGTAGACGAGTCACTAGATGAGGAGTTCTTCAGATCCGGTGCGATTTCAGCAAAAGACAAGGGAGCAATCATCACAGGCATTGTCAAAAACGCTACTGACACTCAAAAAAAATAAGCGAATTCGCTCAAAGCAACACAGGACATAATCTGTGGTTTCTTTGCGAACGATTGGGTAAAACGCCGCATGAGTTTAGAGATTGCTCTGACGCAGAGATACAGTTCCTGATAGAATCGATGCTTGATATATACGGAGACAAGAAAAAGAATGGCTGAAACCCTCGCTGAATTGCTGGTAGTGCTCGGGCTCAAGGACGAAATGAGCGATGGAGTGGAAAAGAGTCAGAGTAAGCTATCAACTTTTACTACAGCCGCTGCGGGTGTTGCGGTTGGAGTGGGCGTATTATCATCAAGCCTCGAATCTTCGGTTGATAGGTTCAAGTCGCTGGATTCTGCAGCACAAGTATCGGCACTTCAGACCGGTCTTACTAAGGACGCGATGGCAGAACTCATCAATGGGTTATACTCTGCTGATACGACCCTCGAAGAATCTGCATCTCTATTTCAGGCTTTGGGAAAAGCAGGACTCACATCAAAAGACGATCTTAAGGCTGCCGGTGACGCATTTGATACATTGGGCGATGCAATCGGTAAGCCTGGCGACGTGTTAGTTACCAGTTTGTCACCTGCATTCAAGGCGTTCGGCATCAATATCGCAGATGCCGGGAAGTACACCGACGGACTCGCTACCATGTTTATGACCACTGGTGTATCCGCCGAAGAGTTTGGCACAGCCGTTACCCGCATGGCGCCAAAACTCGCAGCCAATGGGCTGTCAATGCAGGATATGGAAACTGCTCTCGTTGGTCTTTCTGATAAGGGCATAAAGGGCCGTGTTGCCATGCAAGCTCTTGCCGCTGGTATAGATGACTCAGCTGATGCTAACAAAGACGGCAAAATATCAACAGAGGAGTTTATGAAGGCTGTTGGTCTCACCGGCGATCAGGTTCAGACAGCCAGCAAAAAATTGACCGATTCAGCAGGAGCCGCGGACAAATACGCGGATGCTCAAACATCTGCGATATCATCATCAGACAAGTTCAATGTCTTACTTGACAAAATAAAAATCTCTCTCGGTGGGATGGCCGCACCATTTGACGGCGTAATCGGAGCATTTGCAGCATTCTCACCCGCGCTCACTGGACTGGGATCGGGTGTACTTGTAATCCAGACAATGACCACGGCGCTACCTGCACTTGGGGCTGCTTTGTCAACCACCCTTATCCCCGCTCTCATTGCCGCCGCTCCAATTATCCTGGGTATAGGCGCTGCAATCCTGATCATATATGCCCTGTCTAAACTCGGGGTATTCGACTGGTTGATTAAACAGGGACAGGCTCTGATGGAATGGATTAAGACATTCGACCTCGGCAAGGCGTTTCAGGGATGCATCGACTTTCTGACCAACCTGCCGGGGAATATTATCAAAGCAGTGACAGGAGGAGGGGGAGATGGGGCTGGGATTGCATCAAAGATCATCGAGATCATCTTCCCACCATTACTCATATTGGACCTGCTGAACAAAGCATTCCCGCAGATTGGAGAGTTTTTTACATCGATCCCAGGGAAGGTAGTTGACTTTTTCGCCTCACTAGATCCTAACACTGTGATATCGGCAATACTCGCAGTGATTTTCCCCCCGTCTCTAATTCTCACTGCGTTGGGAGTTAAGTGGACAGATGTAGGCGCATGGTTCTCCGGAATCGGGCAGCTTGTCGTTGATGCTATTACGGGTGCTGCGGGTGCAGCCGCTGAAATTGCATCCGCCATATTCCCAGTATCAGATATTCTATCTGCGCTGCAAACTGCATGGGGTTCAGTCACAGAGTGGGCAGGTAAAATAGGAGAATCGCTAATAAAAACAATAACCGATGGTTTTACGGGAGTTGTTGATGCAGTATCCGATATCATATCGGGTATAGGAGACGCATTACTGGGCATCGGAGACTATTTCACCCAGATCCTAGACGCCGTCTCGTCATTTGTGGCAAGCATGATAGCGGGGTTTTCGTCCCTTGTATCAAGCATAACCAGTGCAATCGGAAACATTCTTACCGTTGTGACAGGGTTTGTTTCAAACATCGTTTCATCTGCAGCGACAGGGGTTTCTTCTATTTTATCCAATGTTACAAACTTCTTTTCTGCGGTTTTAACAGCGTTTACAACGTGGATATCATCACTGCTTACAGGCATAACGAAGTTTTTCTCTGACACGGTTGCAAAATTGGCAGAGTGGGTGACGTCTTTTATCGATGGTATTGCCAAACTGTTTGGAGATACCCTGTCTGCCCTCGCGACATGGATATCATCGTTCGTATCATCGATTGTAGGGTTCTTCTCAGATGTCATTGCAAAACTGACAGCGTGGATAACCGACTTCATAACTGCAGTTGTAAAATTTTTCGCTGATGTTATTGCAAAGTTGACAACATGGATCGAAGACTTTACAAAAGGAGTGGTAGACTTCTTTGCGGATATTATTGACAAATTAACAGCATGGATATCGACATTTGTTACAAATGTTGTAAAATTCTTTGCCGATGTTATTACAAAACTCACCACATGGATAGGAGACTTTACAAAAGGCGTGGTTGATTTCTTCACTGATATTATCACCAAACTTACCGAATGGATAAATCAGTTTCTCACTGCGGTTGTCAAACTTTTCACAGATATTATTTCAAAACTTGTGGAGTGGGTAACTGACTTTACGGCAAAAATAGTCGCATTTTTCGCTGATATTATCTTAAAAGTGGCAGAATGGGGAGTAAACTTTTTCGATGGTATAGTAAAAGCGATCACTGACGCAGTTGACGGCGTGGTTGCCCCGCTGCAGTCACTGTATGATACGATTACCGGTAAAGTTCAGGCGATTTGGGATTTTATCTCTGGCATATGGCAGAAAATAAAGGATACGTTATCTAACATATTTAATGCTAAATCTGACGCGGCATCTGCTTCTTCGTCATCATCATCATCAGTGCTCGGGTCATATGCGACAGGCACAGACTACATAGCGCAGACTGGCATATATCAACTGCATAGAGGAGAGGCGGTACTTACCGCAAGTGAAAATGCACAGAGATCTGCTTCCGGAACTTCTGGGGGAGACACATTTAACATTTATCCTACCATGAGCCAGTCATATGATCTCGATGCACTCATGAGGGACACCGCGAGGAGAAAAAATATGGCTGCTGCATTCAAGGGGTAATCATGGGAGTATATATTACAATTGACGGATTGCATGTAATTGCAACTATGATATCAATGCATGCGGCTCCGTCGTCTCTATACATCAACCGGATAGCAGTAGGTACCGGGTATGCTGCCGGATCTGTTAGTGACACGGCGCTCGGAGCACAGATTACAAATGCCGGATATGCTATCAAAACGGCTGCAGTTTCGCTTTTATCTTATCATCGGGGGTTTATAACGGCCACATTTACTTCAGACTCTGAAGATATGAGCGTTGGTGAGGCGGGACTGTTTGCTCTTGACGGCAGTCTGGTGGCACGATGCACGGACCTGCGGTCATATTTTATATATGCTACTCGCAACTTCGTCGTTAAATTCACCCTTCAATTCGCGAGGTAAACCATGGTTGTAATTGTTGATCAGGCGCTTGACCATATCATAAAAATGATTCTTGGCATCGAGACCGCGTATACCGGGTTTCGATGGTATTGGACGGGAACCGATGCAACTGCAGAGACAGGATCAGAAACAGATCTGCTGGCTCCGAGTGTTGTTTACAGGAAAGATGCTTTACCTGCAGAAATCGTTGACGAGCCAAAACAGTATGAGGGAGATTGGGATCGCCCGTTTAATAGCACAATGGCAGTGTCATATAGTTCTGGTGCATATGTAGTATCATGGTGGGAAAAGTGGTTTGCATATGCAACATATCGGCCTTATAACATTGTATATGAGATCGGGTGGTACTTTGGTAATGGAGACACTAGGTTGCTCTCTGTTAGGCATGTTATACCTGAAGGGTTAAACTTGGGAGACCCTGTTGGGGGTGGAGGCACTCCTGAACCAGAGATAACTTTAGAATTGACAATAGAGGCTGCATAATGGGAATAAAAATTACAACCGCTGGATTAGGTCTGATGGCTGCACTTGCCATAGGACAGGACTCTTCGACCATGGACTATGTCCGCAAGATCGGGGTAGGCACTTCATCGACTGCAGTATCAGCAGCTGACACAGAACTCGGCGGGTTAATTGCAACATCCGGATTTTCGCGTGACACATCAACCTATCTCGTGGACACTGATACTACAAACTACCCGAACACGGCAAAGATGAGTATAGATCTGCACAACGATACCACTGCGGTTACTGTTGCTGAGGCTGGGGCGTTTTCTAGGCTCAACAATGTGTTATTTTGCAGATATGTGCCTACGCAGAGCGTTTATGTATATCCTACCCGGCATATCGTAGTTCTGTTCCGGTTCAGGTTCAGGAGATAACATGGTTTATCAAGAGACCGTATCGATCGCAATAACGCATGAGATGTATAGGACAGGGTTTAATAGCCCTTTATCGTCTATAGAGCCATCATGCACGCTCGCATATGGAGATCTTGATAGCCACGAACACCGGTTGTTTTTTGGTGGGCACCCGTTACCTAATGGCTCAATAACAAAAATAAGCCCTGTAGATGGAGGGTATACATGGGAGATAACCGGAGTAACAGACAACTGGCAGGACATCATATATCTCAAGTTGATGTCAGGGCCTCTCACATCCGGATTTACGGTTTTGGGGAAACAGTATGTATCATCAGAAAAACTGCCGCAGACTTTCGAAGTTTTCGACGTCGATTGGGCATTTGATAGTTATGAACGCTGCTATCTAATCGCTCCCATCGAAGTAACGCCATTTGGAGATCATTTTATGTACGTGCTTAAAGTGGTGCAGTCGTATGAGTAATCTAAAAATAACTGCAAAAGTAACGATCACAGAGTTTAACGAGGATGGATCGGTAAAACAAGTGAGGGAATCTACGTCAGAACCAAGGTTCGTATCTATGGAGGAGATCGTAAATGGCAACACTGCCTGATGTGGGACTTTCCCACCTTCCCAAGCTCCTGCTTGGGATTGACAACGCGAAAGGAATAATGTATGGGTGGGTTGGTAAATCGACTCAGGACGAGAGCACAAGCGACACAGATCTGATCGACCCATCTGATCCTGTAAGCGGGAGCCAGTTGTATATACAGTTCCCGCTTTCTGCCGCAAGTTCATCCGTTGACCCAAATACTGGCATATCAGACGCACAGATATCGTATACCTGGTTCTCCGACTCTGGTCAACCCATACCAGAGGATTCAACGATATATGAGATTGCCGCGTATTTCGGGCTTGGGTCTGGTAAGGTTTTGGCGTTTAGGCACGTGGAGGATACAGGGGTAGCAATAGGATCTGGAGGAGTGGCAATAACCATGAATCTGCTGTTTCAGGAGGCATCGTCGTAAATGGGCGGGTATAATCCGCTTGAGCATCTTAACGCATACCCTTACATTATTCCTGAATGTGCATTTTCATTCCCTGGTGGGAACGACATGATACTATCCGAAGCATCTGGCATATCGCCTTCGTGCGTAATTGCAGATTCGGAAACCAATTATTCCGGGGTGCTGGATATAGCGGGAGAGCATGCATCGATAGAGCCGTCGTGCTCAATCTACTATGCGGACTCTTACCCGATCTCCATTAAATATCTCGAAGGTAAGTACTCTCTTTATCTCAATGATGTGCCTGTTACGGCATGCAATGTGAGCCGGTCATTATCGAACCTGATGGCACAGGCTCAGCTTACACTCCCGGGAGCACACTGGTACGACCCATACAAGATACAGGAGATAGCAATCGAGTATGAGAGCAACCTATTATTTTTTGGGGTTATTGCACAGTGCTCTGTGTCCCTTGCTGGAGGTATCCCAAGCACAACGATACAGGCGTGTGATCATTTTTACAGGCTCTCTCACCTGTTAGTGCCCCTCCTTCAGGCGGACTGGGAACGTATAGGCATGAACTTCAGGTGTTCGTTTGAAGGTTCGGTGTCTCCGGATAACATCGTAAAAATGCTTCTCGGGGGATCACACTGGCAACAGGACACCGGTATCAAACCTGGAAGTTATATCTATCCTGTTGAAGACTGGTCATCGTCTGTGATTTTTACATCGTTTTCACCAGGCACAACCAGGCTCGACGCCATAAAATCTCTTGCAGATAAGTATGGATATGTCACATACCTGATTTACACCAGGATAGACGATATTTATGGGTGTGAATTGTACTGGGGGCCGTATGAAAATATGGTCTTTGATGTTAATTCGCAGCCTATAATAGTTGACTTGACAGACGCGCTGTCTGCCACGCGAGATAGCATCGCTGAAATGGCATATAACCGTATAATCGTCGAGAACACAGATTCAGGAGGTGAACTGTACAACGGGGCAGATATCGGATACCAGGGAGCACGGCTGTACAACGGGGCAGATATCGGATACCAGGGAGCACGGGTTAACACAACCCCTCCATATCTTGAAAAGAGAGTGGCTACCAATAAGGACGTTGGATCAGTGGTTACCGATGCAACAGGGTATCTGAGTAACTGTGTATCCGGGTTTAATGTATCGCTCAAGATAGATGGAGTAGATCTGAGGCTCATGGACATTATCAACATTGAGGCGTTTGGCGAGTTACTTGGTATACCTGCAGGTGATGACACACTGTACCGTATGATCACATCGGTGGGATACGATATTACTTCAGCAGGAGCGACAACAACACTCGGGACCGTGCACCAGGAGTTTGAGCTTATTGATAGCACATCGGTTAGTTCCACGGGCCAAAAGGACGAGGTACAGGTTATCGATGAGAGGATACAAAGGGCCCTAGAAAATGCAGATGCGGCATATACCGGGGAAAGCATATCGATATCTGGAGTATATCGTCAACTGCAGTTATCTGACGGGAGGAGGGTTACAGTTCTGCGAACCGTTGGATCATCAAGTTACACGACAAAAATAGCAATTCCGAAGCGGCATACAAATATCTGGATATCAACAGTATAAAATCAGGATTTAAGAGATTTAATCATCTGCTGAATCTCGATTATCATTAATCTATTCTTTTCTAGAATTCCGGATAGTTTTTCGCATTGCGCTATCATTACCGGTAGACCGGCCTTATCAGGAGAGTCATGCACATCAAGCAGGTGCGATATCGCGTCGTCATATGTGACGCCTGGCACTTGCCGCATGTC